CATGCTCTGGTCGCTGCGTCCGAAGTTCAGCTAACCTTGCAGGTACGTGTAACCAACCCGGCGATGCTCGGCGCTGTCGCGCTGTGTGTCGCCGGGGCCATCGGCGCGTGGGCGTTCGTGGCCGGCCATGCGCATGACTGCGCGGCGCGCTGGGCTGAAAGCGGCCTGCGTGTGACCTACCGGGATGGGCAGTGCCTCGTGGAAGCGGGCGGGCGGTTCTACCCTGAACGAGTTATTCGGGTGCATGTGCGCCAATGAGATACGTGCCGTTTCTCAAGACGCTGTTGCTGGTCATCTCGAGCGCAAGCGCGCTGGTATGGTTCGCTGTGGTGTTGGAGAGGTTGTAGGCTCACTTCTCCCCGCTCCCCGCTAGTGCTGCGCGTGCGCGACTGCGGCGATCTGCAATCCGGCCCATAAGGTAGACGTTTTCTTCGTGGTGCCACGCTTGGAGCTTTGCGAGCGCTTCCTTTTTGTCGTAGTCGTCGGCGTCAAAGCGGTGGTCCTCCGCGATGCCTTGCAAGCCACCCACATCAACGCGCGCAATCTCCTCAAGAGCGCCGCGCATCCTCGCATTCTCCCGCTCCAGCTCGTCAAGCCGGGCGGCTTGGGAGCGGGCGAGTGTTTCCGCCTCAATGCGCTGTAGGTTGACTTCGCGATTGCGCGCCTCAAGCCAAGCGACTTCCGCGCGCAGTTCCGTCTCACTCGTCGTGCTCATGGGCGGTGGTCCTGTGCTGCTAAATACGCTTCAGCCTCAAGATGGTACTCAGCGTTGCGCACGGCCTCGTACAGATAGCGCGTGCTCCAGCCGCGTTCGCTGAAGGCGCGTGAAAGCGTGTCCCATGATATCTCGCCACGAGCGCAAGCGAACACGAGCGCCTCTGCCGATTTGTCTCGCGCGTTCCATACAACGCCCATCACTTCTTCTCCTGTGCTGCTAAAAGTTCGCGCGGTAGAATTGCGCAATGGCGTGCTCAACTTGTTCGGTCGCAAACTCTCCGCCCTCACCGTCAGTGCGACCTATCCAGATGCGGTCGCCAGCGTGTCGGATGACGAACTGACCGATGCGGATTTCTGGCGGGGCGCTTTGGAGATACGCGGTGACGGCGGCGCGGGTGATTTCTTCTTCTATCTCTTCGGTTGGGAAGTAATCGTGCTTTTGCAACGCGACCTTTACAGCAATTGCAGCCGCCTCCAGCGCGCGGGGGTCTAGGTCAGTCACCGCTTCCCTCCCATCGGCCACAACCACACCGCCAGGAACATCACCACGCCCACCAACGCCATGGGCGCGGCGAGCATCACGGATTGATAGAGGAGGTCGATTTCGTCGGGGGTCATGTCTCCACCCGCACAATGATGTGGTCCAGAAGATCAGCCAGCAGCCGCAATTCGGCCTCAGGCGTGCGGCCGTCACGCACAAGCCTCCGCATCAGGCGCTCGCAGTCGGCGCGGATCGTGTCGTCGGGGATGGCGATGGGCGCGTGGGGGCGGAGGGGAATGACGTTGGAGAGGGTCATGTTACAAGCTCCAGTGAGAGCTGTTCGCTTTTGACGCCCCAGGACGCCTTTCGGCGCTTCATTAGATCGAGATATTTTTGATATGCCGCCGACTTGTGCTGAGAAAAGCCCATGCCCTTCCCCCAATAATCATTGCGGAGAAGAGATTTGCAGACACGTCGCCATGACGGAGCCCGCCTCGCCGCTTCCATCTCGTAATGGGCTTCATCCGGGATGCCGTTTTCATATCCTCGCGCCATCCACCATTTCTGAAACAGCACAATCTTGTTTTGATAATGCTCCTTTGTCTTCGGAGGCATTGAGTTGACGAGAAGCTCAGCAAACGATTTCCACGTATGGCCATTTGGCTTCGTGATGCCGCGATACCCGTTGATGTTTCCCCATTCTTGAACATAAAGCGCGCCGCCATTTGCGCCGTTCACGCGGGCCACAACGCGCGCCCACGTCTCTGGTTCGATCAGATGGAACAGCCACAACCCACGCCTCTGGTCGTCTCCGTAGGGCTGGCAGATGCGCATATGACCCATTGGCACGCCCGCCTTGTGCATCAGGTCATAAAGCTTGTTTGAAGGGCGATCAGGATTGCGCGCGTGATAGGTCCAAAGGTCTGCGCTTTTCCAATCGTAAATCGGGTAGCAATTATAAACGTTGTCAGTGATTTTTGACGTGTAGCGTTCACCCTTCCACGTCTCTTTTTTGGACTGCACAATCGTGCGGAAACGGTTCAAGCTTTCATCGGTTCGGATACCAACAAAGCAGGCCGTGTTTTCGCCTTGCGCATACCATTCGCCAAAGAGCGGGACAAATTCCTCAAACTCCATGCCGTCAAAAAAGAACGGGTAAACGGCTGGATCTGACACGGCCCATTCCGGGCATTCGCGTATCCAAGCCTCTTTTGCATTTGCATCCCAGCATTTCCAGAACGGCTCATAGACGCTGACCGCATTGCGGAGATGGATCGGCAGGCAAACCCAATGCAAATCGATGCAATCCGCATACATATCAACGCAGCGTTTGCCGTGCTCAATTGTCAACTTGTACTGGCCTTCAAGGTCAACCATTAGCAGGCCAAATTTACGCCCCCGCTTGCGCGCCTCATCCGCAACAAGATGCAGCATAACCGTGCTGTCTTTGCCGGCGCTGAAAGACAAATACACGCGCGGAAACTCATCAAACGTCCAGGCGATACGCTGGCGCGCAGCGTCTAAAACGTTCACGCCCATTGGGTTCTTAAGCGCCATGTGCACTCCACGAAAAAAGGTCTTTGGGTTGATTGGCCTTTATCCAACAGGCCAAAACATCAGCGGCGGCGGCATTTGCCGCGTCTTGCTCGGTTTGGTTTAGCGTGTGCCAAGCGACCCTTGTGCAGTCTTCTGGCGAGCCAACCGCAACGCAACAACCAGCATGGCCTAACCATGCAATGCGGTTCACGTTTTCGGCTGAAAGATTATGCTCGCAAGACAGCGGCCACTCCTCCAACGCCCGCATCATACCAGCTTTAAACGCGCATGCGTCTTTCATCAGGCTAGCTGAAGCCTCTACGTGAAGCTTGCGAGTGTCGCCGGTTGTGTTGCGCCACATGCCGTCGTGAAATTCTTCAAGCTTTTCGTAATGATGAAAAACGCGGCTCATTCCAGCTCCTCCGCATTTATCGAAAGATCATCGTTTTCGTTGATGACGCCTGGCGCCCATGCTTCGCTGAAATCGCGGTCTGCAAACATTTCCGCCAGACCGGAAATTTGTGTCAGCCTCAGAACCTCATCCGGGTCCATGCCTAGCTGTTTGCCGATTTTTTCGTCCGACCAATTGCGGCGTTTCAGTTCAAGAACGATATCCGACATCGCTTCGACGCGGTGCTTGCCACGTGCCCGATTGTGCCGAATGGTCGATGCCATGCGGTCGCCGCGATCATCTTGCTGTTCGCGGATTTGAACGACCGGCAGATAACCTTGGATGCGCTTCGCAACGTCCTTGCATTCTTTGCCAACGCGGTTGCGGTGAAACCCGTCCACAACAACCGAAACGCCGTTTTCAAGGTTAGTCACGATTGGCTGCGTGTATCCGTCAGCCATAATCGAAAGGCGCAGCAACTCCATTTCAGGCGGCGCAACGCTATTCGGGTTGTAATCGTTAGCACTTACCGCCTCAGCGGGAACCCATTTGACGAAATCAACGGGCTCGTCTTTAAATGGCGATGCTTCGTGAAGACGCTGGCGAGCGGTATTAATCGCCTCAATTTTTAAGGCCAAGCTATAGCCTTCGACGCTACTAATAAGAGCGTTCAGCGCCGCATAAAACGAAGGTGCTAATTCGTAGGGCGTCATCGGCGTGCCGTGGTAGATAACCTTCACGCTCACAGCACCCTCCGCAGCAGCTTGCACGTCGAGCGCACCACGTTGACGGTCTGGCGCGGGCGTACATGGCTGGTCAGGTCGAACGCCGACACCTCGGCGCTTCGTGCTAGGTGGCGCTCAAGATTGAAGGCGGGGCGGGTGAGGGCTAGGGCTTCGCGGATCATTCGGCGTCCTCCAGTTCAAGCAGATCGGCAATTGCCTCTGCTTCCGTCGCGCCATATCCGACATGGCAGCACTCAGGGTCAGAACCATCGCGAGCGGCAACGTAGTCAAAGCGGCGGATCGGGATCGGCTTGGGGTCGTAGTCAACAATGATCTTGGCGGCGTTCACGGGCGGTATCCTTCAACATTCAACGCGTGCATCTCGCGCGCCAGATCGCGGGACAGGTCGGTCATGATGTCAACAATAGCCGGATCGCGTGACCAGCCTGCGCCCTTGCCAGCGGTGAGCCCGCGCATACGGGCGACGATTTCATGAATAGCCGCAGAGCGGTCATCCCATGTGCGTTGCTGTGGCGTGCGCGTGTCGCGGTAGTCGCGGCTCGCTTGTTCTGCGTTAGTGTCGGCTGATGTCCAAGCCATGTGTGGTCTCCTTTGTTGCCCCCACACTACACACGATCTATCATAACGCAAGGTGTATTTCTGGCTGGCGTGCAATTATTTTCGCTCTGTCTTGCCGTTTATTTCATGTAGCCAATGCGCAGGGCGTCATCCGCCAGCCACGGCAATTCATACGGGCTCGCGATAAATGTCTGGCCGTTATTGTCCTGCTTGAATGCCATCATGATAGCGACAAAGCAGTAGTTGTCGAATGCCTTGGGGGGCAGGGCTGAGAAGTATGGCCCATCCCTAATGTCGCCTTCCCATCCAACCGTGCGCGCCGCTGCCATTGCAAGCGCTTCAAAATTGCCAAGGGCTTCCTTGCTGCGCCTAAAGTCGTGCTTTATCTTTTCGGATATGGTGAGCGCTGGGGGATGCTCGACGAAATCCACGTAAGCCAGAGACGACATGAGCGCGGCTTTATCCATCCATCCGCTCCAGTCATCTATGGGCTCGATCATGTAGACATGGCGCGGTGGTAACAGGGTTGTTTTTGTCCACTCTGCTCTTGCGGTCGTCATCCCCGTTCCCTCACCTTCCCATCAAAGCCCTTGGTCTTGGTCCGATCAAACCCGCGAGATTTGAGCATTGACCCGCCGCGCTTATCTCGCCTTGCACGCTGGCCAGCTTCGCCCCTTATTCTGCGGCCCTTCTTGGCCTCGCGATTGTCCACCTTCGTCTTGATGGCGTGACACGGAACGCAAAGCGCCTGCCAGTTGTCGGGCTCGTGCTTGCCAAGGGCATCGAGGCGCTGGATGTGGTCAATGTCGAAAGCTATCCCGAACAGATCGCACTTGCAGACGTTGCAGCGCCATTCCTGGCGGTTGGCAATCATGTTCCGCTGCTTAGCTGTGAAGCTGCGGCGCCGCTCTGGCTTGGGAAGGTCAGCCGTCACCGCACTTTCTCCGCAGCTCGTATGCTGCTCTGCTCTGTCCGCCACATGTCTATGATAGCGCTGGCCGCAGACAGGCGGTTGCGCCACATGTAGTCAACCTCGCGGCAGGCTTTGACCTGCTCAAGATGGTCCGTGTATCGATCATCAGCACGGGCAACCATCTCCTTAGCCGCTGCGCTTTTCTCGTCGCTTTCCAACATCAGCCTTGCAAGTACGGTTTTTGTCAGATCGTCCATGTGTTCCGAGGCTGCGCGGGCTTTGGAGGCTTCCTGATAGGGGTCCGTCAGGTAGCGCAGGGCCTGCTCTAGCATCTTGTCCGTGATCATCAGAGAACCCGTTCCTCGACAATCTCAACGCCGGGGATTTCAATGTCCTCGCCCTTGGCGTGCCTGATGTCCGCGTTTGCCAACTTGAGCGCTAACTCTTTCATTTCGTTGCGCCCGGCGTAGTGCGCTATCAGCGTGGCATAGTGCGTAACCTTGGCGCTGCGCTTCGTCTTAAGCGACGTTGCAGCAAACCCGCCAGCGGCAGAAGATACGCGCGAAGCGGCAAGCGCCTGGCCCTCGGCAATCTTCGCCTCGACGTGCGCAGCCTTCACGTCCACGGTCGGCGCGGTGGCGGCAAGGAACGGGTCTTCCTCCGGTTCCTCAGCAGCCTTGGCGGCAAGGCGTTCGGCTTCCTCCAGCTTGCGCCGGGCTTCCTCCGCGATGCGCTTGGCTTCGCGTTCGCGGGCGTCCAAGAATGCGGCGAGCTTCTGTTTCAGGCCCTTAATGATCTTGTCGCATTCCTCGATCAGCGGCTTGTATGCGCCATCGATCTGCCGGCCAGCCTCAAGGTGCGGGCGCTTCTTGTCGTCGCGCGTGGCGTCGATTTCCTTCGCCAGCTTGCCGCCATAACCGACATGATCGCGGACGAATTGCGCATTCGCTTCAGTTATCTCCGCGACGGTGTCGGCATCCGCTTTGAAGCGCGCCAGCATCTCCCGATAGGCTTCGACGTCGTCGGCCTTGTTGTGTCCGATATTACCTTGCATCTGCAAACGCCTCTTCTGCTTCAGCGCTTGTGCGCTCGTTGTGTTGAAGTCCTTCCATCAGTTCCGTGTAGGACTTGCGGATTTCTGCCTGCCAGTCTTTCGGCTGGAGCTTGACGCGTTCGGCGTTCATCTTGCCCCATTCCTTGAGTTCCTGGCTTGATGTGATGCGGCGCATTTCCTCGACCATCACGCCATAGTCTGCGCGTGCATCGCCCTTGCTCATGGTCTGTACCTGCGCTGGCGCTGGGGTATGCAAGGGAGCGGCTTCCCTGCGAACTTCGTAGTGGGATGCGTCGGCGTCATTATCGCCTTCGGTCGGGATGCAGAACGTCTGCATTGCCATGTATTTATAAGCCGCGCTCATGGCCTTGTTGGTGGCCTTGTCGGCGCTGTCCATCGCTTCGCCCCAAGTGCAGGCGGTAATCTTTGACCCATCGGAAGCGCACACAATGTCAAACTCGACTTGCACGACGACATAGAACAGGATGCCGCCTTTCTGTGTGGTCTGTTCCGTCTTCTCGCGCGTCAGGACTCGGGGAACGATGATCAGGTGATGCCGCGCAAGCAGAGGCGCCAGAGCGTTGTAGACATCATCAATGCCACGGAAGGCGTAGCCTTGTTGCTGATTGCGCCGTCCTTTCGCAATGCCCTCCCTCCCCACGTCCTGCATCACGGCGGCAATTGCTTGGTAAACTGCGGGTAGGGCAATCGTGTCTGTCATCGCTGGGCTCCTTTTGTGCCCATCCTATGCCACGCCATCTATCATTGCGCAAGCTATCATTTAGGTGGACACGCACCCGATGTTGTGGCAGACGTCGCGTATGGATGAGAAGACATTCGCACGCGCATTAGGCAATCCGCAGCAGTTGGCGGAAGCCATCGGTACAACACCGGACATGATTTATGTGTGGAGGCAGCGTAGGACGGTTCCCGCCAAATGGGTTGCCAAGGTGTCGGATGCGACAGGCGTTCCGGCTTATGACATGCGGCCTGACATTTTTATGCGGCCGAAGCGCAAGATCAGCGCATGAGCGAGCTGATTGAGCGCGCCGATGAACTCCGCGCCATTGCCGCCAAGTGCAAGACCCTGAACGATTTCAGCGCCGCAATTGGCTGGAACATGGAAACCTGCCGCCACGCTCGAACCGTTCTCAGCCTGGATCTTCCCGACGCCAAGCTCCAAGCCGGGAAGCGCACGGAAGCGCGATCTGTTCCTAAGCCGCAAAAGGCAAAGCCGAAAGCCTGATGGCAATTCGTCAATTCCGGGCGTTTCTGGCTTGCAAGAGGCTCAGAATGGGTTGATTGTGACGGAACGGAAAACGGCGCGCCCCGCAAAGAACGCGCCGTCAAATCCGACCACTGACGGGTGAAGCGTCAATGTCGAGTGTAACTTAGCACGCTCGCATAACACGCCAAGCCCTTTTTGCGAGGTGAAGGCGTGGGTAAAACATTCAGAAAACGATATGGCGGCAACGAACAGGAATTGCGCGAGTTTGCGCGCCTGCTTTGCATTGAGAAGGGCGTGGAATACCGAGGCGTTTCCATATTCCAGATGGTCAGGGAGCTGTCTGGCATCCCCGACATTGCCGCTGGCGATGCATGGCAATGGATAGCTGACAAGCGCCGCGCCGCTCGCCCTGTCGAGAGCTTTCACATGACGCACGATCCGCTGACAGGGTGGCCGCTATGAGCCTTCCATTCATGCCGATCAGCCTGGATGCCTACGCAGGAGGGACTACGGCTTTTGATGCAGAGGAACACGGCGCCTACCTGCTGCTTCTGATGGAGATGTGGCGCAGCGAAGGATCGCTTCCCGACCGACCCGGATACCTAGCCCGCGTGGCGCGCGTCAGCCCCCGCCGCTGGGCGAAGGTCTGGGCGTCAATCGGGTCCAAATTCATACCTCATTCCGAGGGGCGCCTGACCAACGAAAGGTTGGCTCAGGAGTACAGAAAGGCGACCGCTATCTCTGAGCAGCGCAGCACCGCTGGAAAGGCCTCTGTAAAGGCTAAGTCACTGAAATCATTCGCCAGCAATCCAACAAGCGTTCCCGCCCCGTTAGTAGCTGCGTTGCCGCCCCGTACCCCCACATTAGTACAGAGTACAATAGAAGAAAAAGAAGAAGCTAAAGCTTCTTCCAAAAAGACGGCTTTGAAAACCGCGCTGGGCGAGGATTGGACCTTGCCCAGAGATTGGGTGGAAGACGCCCTAGCCGTTGCCGTCAAAGCCAAGCAGCCAATCACCTACGAGGAGATCGAAAATGAAGCCGATGGCTTCCGCGACCACAGCCATAGCAAATCGGTCAGGCACGCAAACTGGCGGGCCGCATGGCGGAACTGGATCAGAAATTACATCAAGTGGCGCAAGCCGCGAAATGCATCCGGCAGTCATGGCCCGCGCGCCAGCGGCCAACACGGAAGCAGCTCTATCGCGGATGCAGCAATTCGGCGTCACCTCGCACGTCAAAACGGAAACGGTGTTCCCGACGACCGAGGGCGACACGACGTTCCGGCAGAGGGCGACGTCATTGAGGGTCAGCTTAGGCTCGTCAAATGACCTGCCCGCAGCTCTGGCCGTTGCGAACGAAAGCCTGCGGCCGGCGCCCATCGAAGCCATCGAGGAATGGCTTGCCCGCCTGAGCGTCAAGACCGCGCGGCGCAAGGATACGGCGAACGGGGATGAGCTGGCCCTGAGCGTCTACACCGATCACCTGCGGGCATATCCAGGCGATGCCGTGCGCCACGTCCTGAGCAATTATCGCGGCACATGGTTTCCCACATGGGGCGAGCTTGCGGATCTGCTGGACGAGTTCACAGAGCCGCGCCTGATGATCCGCGACAGGCTGACGGAAATGCTTCAGGGCGAGCCTAAGACGATCACGGAAGCGCCGACGCTGGAGCAGCTACGCAACGAACTGGCCGCGCTCAACCGGATGCTGTTGCGCTTTCCTGAAACGGCTTGCGAGAAAACCGACAGGCTGCGCGATGAGCTTGTTGCGGGGATCGAACGGCTTTCGGCTAACTAATTTTTAGCCCGTTTGCGCTTAGCGTAATCCGCCAGAACCTTCGTGACCACGCTGGACAACGTCCGGTCCTCACGTTTGGCGATGGCGCGAAACACATCAAGCGTGGCGGGGTCAATTCGCAAGCTGATGTAAGCCGATTTCTTTGCCATTCACGTGCCATTCGTTTTGTGTTGCAAGGTCATACAATCCATGCCACGTTTCAGAAATAGGCACAACGCAACACGCCTCTTAATTAACAATTGAACGCCGCAACGGATGCTGACACAAAGGGCATGGGAGCTGATTATGTGGGACGGGCAATCACTATCCGAGACAACCGAAGAGCGATCCGACTTTGATCGCCTCGCAGCCGAAACGGCTGGCATGTATCGTTGCGCTGAGATCCGCAGACACGTCGAGCGGCACTTTGAGCTAGAGCCTGGCGCGCTGTTGGTTCGCTCGCGCAAATGGCATATCTCGCATCGCCGACAGATCGCAATGGCCATCTGTTACAAGCATTTCCGTGGCCGCATGAGCTATGAAAGCATCGGCAGGCAGTTCGGCGGAATGCACCATTCCAGCGTCTTGTTTGCGTGCCAAAAGTTCGGGCTGGAGCCTGACCCCGTGTACTCCGCCAACGGCCGCAGGGCGCGCACGTTCCGGGCCGATGCGCAGATCAAGCGGTTCGCAGCATGAGCAAGCACAACGCACGCCATGCGCTTGCCGAAGCCGACAGGCCTGCTGGCAAACCCCAAGAACGCATCCCGGCAGCCAAGCTCGCAACCTACCTGACCGAAGAACAGATACAGGTTCAGGTTGCCCAATACCTCGACGCCAAGCTACCAAAGGATTGGCGCTGGTTTCATAGCCCAAACGGGGGGCACAGGCTCAAGTCCGTCGCGGCCAAGCTGAAGGCACAAGGCGTCAAGCCTGGCATTCCTGACGTCTGCATTCTGCGGCCCAACGGCTCGCCCCTGTGGATCGAGCTGAAGGCATTCGGCGGCGTGCTGACCGTCTCGCAAAGGGAGTTTGGGGCATGGTGCATCGCCAACAAACAACCGTTCAAGGTCTGCCGATCTGTGGGTGAGGTCGAGGCATTCCTGAAGGAATTTCTGGCATGACCCTCTGCACCGGATCTGGAAGCCTGCTCCAGCACATCTACTGCCACGTAGAGCGCAGCTTTGTCCGCACTGGCGAGCAGACCGGTTTCGAACCCGCTGTATGGTTTGGCCTTCGCTCTTTCGCGGGCCGTGCATGGGGATGCCACGTGCTCTTAGAATGCGGCGCCGTAGTCCGTGACGTGCCGCTTCATGCGCTGGCTCAACACGCTGACGCTGAGGACTGGCTGTTAGAGGAAAGCCAGCATTGGGACTGCTACGGCGACCAGTTCAGCCTCGTCCGCTACACCTATTTGAGCGGCCTTGAAGCCCGCGCCAAGTGCGGCCCTGCCGAGCATCTAGGCGAATACCTGTTCACAGCCTGCCCGATGCACGACGGCTTCAGCGCAGAGCCTGAACAATCGAAAGAGTTCATGTTCTTGGCGCTCCGCAACGGACGCTTCACGGCCCAGCCGACAAACCGCGTCCTTTTCATTGAGCGCAGTTTCACCGATGACACGGGCTGGCCAACCGACATCCAGCGCCAGAGCGAAATCTGGTCCTGTGAAAGCGAGGCAACATGACCTCTCGCCGCAACCAAACCCACGATGTGAAGCAGGCTGCTTCCCAAGCCGCCCAGCTCGTCCAGCGCCAAACCTGCGAAGGCTGCCAGCACCTGCGAGCCCTTCGCCCCATGTGCATGTCCGAAGCTTCGCCAAACTTCCGGACGCCTAGATCCACCTACCAGGACCGCTGCAACGCCTACGCCGTTAAAGGCCGTCAGCAGCCCGCACCGAATGTAACCAGCGTACCCCGACCGCCCGAAACAAAGCGCAAGCGGTCTTACGTCACCGGGGATGTCTCCCGGCGACTGTCCTAACAACCCAAGGAGCTACCTATGACCGACGCCTACAAGATCGCCCTGAACGAATTCAAGGAAGCCAGCGCCGCAGTGCGACACGCCTTTGCCGCACAGATGGAAGCACGCGCCGACCAGATCACAGCAAACCGCGCATATACGTCCGCTTCTGACGCATACCTGGCAGCGCAGGATCGCCTGTCCCGCGCCGACGAGGCGATGGTATTGATCAAGGACGCACCGGAAGTTGTGGCGCCCGTATCCTTCCTTGATGGCGTGACGTTCGTCGAAGCGACCCTCACCAACGGTTCAGCGGAGTAATCCAATGGGGCGATTGGGGCGACCGCGAAAAGCAGGACCACGTTACCCATGCGGCAAGCCGCGCCTGTCAGACGAGGAGATCAACCGCCGCAAAGCCCCTCGGGGCGAGGTGATCGAACCAACGCCCGAGACAATCGCCCGTAGACAGGCCCTATTTGGCGATTACAGGCTCGCCCGTGAGGAAGTCTGCCCGGTCGATAGGGTGGCCGCCCGACTGACCGAGGAGCAGTACCACGCAGGCCGCTACGCCCGAACCGTGTATGCCCGGTACGTGGTCGCCATCCGCGCCCCGCGCCTCGTGTCAGGCCCGCTTAGGGAGTTCGTGCAGGGCAGCGGCGAGGGCGGGATGACACTGGAGCAGGCTATCGCCGCTAAGAACGAGTACATCGAAGCGGTGACAGCCATCCGGCGTTATTCATTGCGCGCCCTGAAAGACGTAGAACGCGTCATGAGGGGGTCGCCGCCCCGGTCAATCGACAACCTGGCTATCGGCTTAACCGCCCTTGCGGATCACATGGGCATGTTCAAACGCGAGGCGGCGTGATCTGCCAGTTCTGCCATATTTGCTAGTTGTGATTTACAACGCCCACAAATCGCTTTATTTCTGAAATTCAGAGTGGCGGTTCCTGTGTGGAGCCGCCATTTTCCGTTACAGCGCGACGCCGACACCGGGCGCCCTTTAGGTGGCGGCCAATCCGCTGGGGGGCGGCTCTTTAGGGGGCCGCCCTTTGATTTTACCAACCCGCGACATGGTCACGCAGATCGAAACCGCGCGCTGGTCACCCGATCCCGAAACCGTCGCAACCCTTGATTTCATCGTTGTTTCGCTCACCGCACCCGATGACAGCGGAACCAGCGAGCTGCAACGCATCTACCAACGCTGCGCCTACGAAGCCGAGCGCGACGAGGCTGTCGGGCAGATGGGCTTTCGCCTGGCCGCAGCGCGCCGGCGTCACGTGTACGTCTGGTTCATGGCTGACTGTCCAAATGACGGCTTTGCTACGTTTCATCTGGTTCTTAGCGACAGGCCGATTGTCCGGGAAGACGTCCGACGAAAGGCCAAGAGGCGGTATTCGCTGAACCTGCTGAAAGAGCGGTCCGAGTGGGTCGGATACGAAAAAACCCCCGCCGGTGAGGGCGAGGGTTCTTCGTTCTAGGCCACTTTGTTCCAGCGCTTCTCAGCGAGTAGACGGGCCGGGTTGATTACCGGCGCCTGTTGCCTGTGATCCTTCATGGCTCTTGCGAAACCGAAGCTGGCGAACACGTTGACCAGCGAGATGAAGAAGCAGGCGGGCCACAGAGCCCAATCAGGGGCCAAGGCGTATTCTGCGTTGAGGTGTTCCAGGCCTACGTGGTTAAGCCCGGCCTCGATGCAGCCGAAACCTACGCCGAGGACTGCGGCGATAGTCGCCGTGGCGTAGTTCTTTGTTTCCCAAGCCTCCATCACACGCTCCACAGCGCGGGACAGCAAGAACACAATCACCACCATTGCGACGGTGAGCAGTGTTCCGGGGAGCCAGCCTCGGGACCAAAATCCCAAAGTGGCGGTGACAACTGAAAGTCCAACGAACGCAAGGCAGGCTTGCTGTTCAAAAGGCTTTTCTGCGGTATATTTGGTCATAGCGGGTGTCCTTTTCCCGTTAGGGGCTGGAGAACACGGTTGCTGCCGTGCCAGCCCCGATTGATTGTCAAACATCACAGCGCTTCACAGCGCATGTCCCAAACATACGCATTCGCCTGTTGCGGGATACGTTACCGCTTCAAGTTACATGGCTGTCTACAAATCAACAGTTCGTGAAGTGACGCAGAGGAAGGCAAGTAATGGCCTACCCGCACCCAACTATTCGATACCGCGAGAACAACCGCGAGATCTTGCGCGGCGTTACTAAAGACCATCGTGTTGGGAGGTTCGTCTTGCAGCAACGTGAAGACGAGACAGCGAAGACCACGCTCGACTTTACGGATGTCCTCAACGGCGCAACCATCACAGCCGCTGTCGCTGACAACAACATCGCCGGCAGCGTCTCAGTTTCAGGCGGGCAAATCACGCTCACCACGAATGGCCTCGGCATGGGCTATGGCGACACGGACGTGACCGTGACGTTCTCGGACGGACGCATCCGCATCGAGAAGCTTCGCTATGTCGAGGTGAACGGGAACTGGCGCAGCGACTATGGCTGGACATACGCGTCGTGAGTGACCTGAGCGAACAGCAGGAACGCTTCTGCCGCGCAATCGTCGAGGGCATGAACCAGACCGACGCTTACAAAGCCGCTGGCTACAAGTGCAAGGACGACAACGTCGCCAAGGTCAATGCTAGCCGACTGCTAACCAATGCTAACGTCTGCGAACGGATCGCAGAACTACGCAAACCAATAGCCGCACAAACGTCTGTGACGCTCGCCTGGCTCATCCAGCAGGCTCAAGAGGTACTGGTAGCTGCGAAGGCTGACGCCTCTCACGCGGCCTCAATAGCGGCAATCAAAGAGCTGGGCATCCTGAGCGGCGAGCGCATCGAACAGTCGATTCGCACAAACCGGAACATCACAGTCGATGAATACAGCGACGAGGATCTCACCGCATATCTCGCCAGCAATGGCAGCGCAGGAGCTATTGCGGAGGCGTCACGCGCGAAGGGGTCTGATCCCGTTCACTGAATACACCAACCACGCCTACGAACCCGCGCCGCCACATTCCGAGATAGCCGAGAAGCTGGAAGCGGTAGAGCGGGGCGAGATCGACCGTTTGATGATCTTCATGCCGCCAAGGCACGGCAAGTCCGAACTGGCCTCAAGGCGCTTTCCCGCCTGGTACATGGGTCGGAACCCAGACAAGCAGATTATCGCGGCCAGCTACAACAGCGACCTCGCCTCGGACTTCGGGCGCGAGGTTCGCAACATCATACGGACCAATGAGTTCTCACGCCTGTTCAATGTGAAGCTGGCGGAGGATAGCCGAGCGGCCGGCAGGTGGAACACTGACGCGGGCGGCGCTTACGTTGCGGCTGGTGTCGGCACGGCCGTCACGGGTCGCGGCGCTCACATCCTGTTGATTGACGACCCCGTGAAGGATCGCGAGGAAGCCGAGAGCGAGCTACGGCGCGAGACGATCTGGAACTGGTACACATCGACCGCTTACACTCGCCTGATGCCCGGTGGGGCTGTTATCCTGATCCAGACGCGCTGGCATGAGGACGACCTAGGCGGGCGCTTGCTGGAAGCCGAGAACAACGGCGGTGACAAGTGGGTCAAGGTCAACCTGCCTGCGATCAAGGACGGCCAGGCGCTCTGGCCTGAGCGGTACAACGTAGACGCCCTGAAGCGCATCAAGGCCGCAATCGGGCCGCGCGACTTCGAGGCGCTCTACCAGCAGAACCCGACGCCTGACGACGGCACGTTCTTCTTGAGGGATTGGTTCAAGCGCCACGATCACGCGCCGGCCAAGGGTCATATCTACATCACCAGCGATTACGCGGTGACCGAGGACGGCGGCGATTGGACCGCCCATCTCGTGTGGAACTATTACGAGGACACGCTGACGCTCATCGATGGCTGGACCGGCCAGACCTCGGCGGATGTGTGGATCGAGGAGCTGTTGCGGCTGGTCAAGCAACACAAGCCGCTCTGCTACTTTGGAGAGGCTGGCGTCATCGTGAAGGCGGTCAAGCCGATGCTGACCCGTCGCATGAACGAGCTTCGCGTGTTTGCGCGAACGGAATGGATACCGTCTATCTCGGACAAGCCGACCCGCGCCCGGGCATTTCAGGCCCGCGCTGCGATGGGCAAGGTGAGCCTGCCGAAGACGGATCTGGGCGAGAAGGTCTTGAACCAGCTTCTCAGTTTCCCGGCCGGCAAGCACGACGATCTGGTCGATACCTGCGCCCTGATGGGCATGGTGATCGACATGGCGCATCCAGGCTTTACGCCTGCCGCGCCTGAACCATTGACGCGACCACGCGACTACAGGCCCCCACCAAAGGCGGACAATTGGCGAGTATTGTAAGCATGTCGCCTAAGCCCGACACGGGCGAGGACGGCGCCGAGCGTATCCGGAAGATGGTGCGCGAGTATCTCGACACGATGGAAGAGGCCCGCGACCGCTCGGCCCTGGCGCGCGACTACTACGACGGCAAGCAGTGGACGCGTGAGGAAATCGCGACCCTCAAGCAGCGCGGCCAGCCGCCTATCGTCTTCAACCGCATCAAGCGCAAGGTTGACTCGATCCTTGGGGTTGAACGCAACCGCCGAACCGATCCCAAGGCCTATCCGCGCACGCCACGCGACGAGCAAAGCGCCGACATCGTAACGCAGGCGCTGCGCTTCGTGAGCGACCAGACGCGGCTGAACAACATCTTCAGCGGCGCTTTCGAATGCGGGATGATCGAGGGCGCGGGTGCCTGTGAAGTCATCATGGATGGCCCCGAGGACATTCGGGTCAACCTGATCCCGTGGGATGAGTTCATCTTCGACCCCAGAAGCAGCCGCCATGATTTCAGCGATGCACGCTATCTCGGCGTGCTGAAGTGGATGGACGCAGACGACGCGATTGCGCTGTACCCCGACAAGGGCAAGGAGATCGAGGCGGGCATCACGGGCAGCGAAAAAGCCTTCGTTGCTGACCAGTCTGTAGACGACAAGCCGTCGAGCGGGACGTGGATCGACCGCAAAAGGAGAAGGGTCCAGGTCTGCCAGCTTTATTACAAGCAGGGCGCTGAGCACAATTACGCGGTAGTTGTCGGCTCCACGCTCGTCATGGACGGCCCATCGTATTACCGCGACGAGAAGGGCAAGACGGTCTGCCCAATCGAGGCGTTCTCGGCCTACGTTGACCGCGAGAACGCCCGTTACGGCGTGGTCCACGACATGCGAGGGCCGCAGGACGAGATCAACCATCGCCGGTCCAAGGCCGTCCACTTCCTGCACTCGCGCCGCGTCATGGCGCAACAAGGCGCCGTTGCCGATGTGGGGCAGGCCAAGCGCGAGATTGCGCGTCCTGATGGGTGGGTCGAGGTTGTAGACCCGCAAGCCGTCTCAGTGCTGGACACAGCGCAGGAGACGACCGGCAACCTGAACATGCTTCAGGAAGCCAAGGCTGAGATTGACCTTCTCGGGCCGAACAATGCGCTGCAGGGCAAAGGCACCGAAGGCGAGAGCGGACGCGCTATCATCGCGCAACAGCAGGCAGGGCTTGCCGAACTCGCGCCGCTCTATGACCGATTCAATGACTTCAAGCTGCGCGTCTACCGGGCGACATGGGCCAG